TGGAAGTTGACCTGAGATTCAGTGTCGCCTTCTTCAACCGCTCTGGTCAATGCAGCTTTTGTTTCAGTATAGCGTTGATTAAAAGCATTCTCATTGTTTTGAACAGAGCCTTGCTCCAGCCGAGCCAACCGAGCATTCAGCTGTGCATTTTGCTGTTGCATCTGTTGAGTTTGAATCTCAGCTTGCCTACGTTGATCAACGAGCTTTTTAATACGTTTTTGAACCTTTGGGCCATAATCTACTTCTTGATTTTCTTGTGATTTTTCATCAGCAAGGTCTTTGGCCTCTTCAATAGGATCATCAGTTATCTCGATTTCAAAATCTTCAGGGCTTCCTTGCGCCTTTTTGATCTCGTCCTCAATTTCTTGAATTGCGTCTTCATTTGACATGGTAGCGTCCTTCCAAGTTATTGCGCTAGATAAGATGTGACATCGACATCTTCTGGCAGAATTGATGTTAATTCATCATCATTCAGCAAAAGAAACCTCACACCGTTTATTGTTACTTTTTGGCCAGCATATTTGCCATAGGTAACTCGATTCCCAACTTGCGGGCAGACATCGGCACGCCATTTATCGCCTGTGTCCCGATCTCGATATGCTAGATCGCCCATAGCTGCAACTCGACCGTGGGCAGTTAAATACTCCTCATTATCTTTCGATATTGATGGGAGGTGTAAACCGCCTTTAGTTTTCATTGTGACTTGATGGGGTTGAACTAGCACTTTCCAATTTAATGGAATTGGCAGTTGGTGCGAATCTACTGTTGAGTTTGTGGATTCGTCTTTGTAAGTTTTAGCATGTTGATGAGACACGTTCATTCATCCTCTTCATTGATTCTATTTAATGTTTCATTGATAATCTCAGAGGCTTGTTCTAAGCCCTCCGCAATACCAACGTTCTTTTGGTATGTCCCAAAGTCAGATATCCGACCTTGGACCATGCTGTCAGCTATCTCTAGCCTTTTCTCCTTTAGATTTTTCTTTATCTGCAGGAGCAGGTCGCTTGTTGTCATTCTTTACACCTCCTGACATCGAAACGCCAGTGACATGCACAACAACATCTTTTACATCATCTGACATTAATAACCTTTCTTTTTAATGGGCTTCTTAGCTCCCATGGGCTTCTTTTTAACCCCCATTGGTTTCTTTTTCATGCCCATAGGTTTCTTTTTACCGTACATTTTTCGGCCTCCTTTCAAGAGTTGGTTAAATCCCGTTCTGTTCATCATTTTGCAGAGCTCCTAAAGCGCCGACTGGTGCACCCGCAATAGAAAGATATTTGAAAATGTCTTGCATTGGAGCAACTTTCTTTCCTCCTTGTCCTTCTAACTGGATGTTGCTTATCTCTGTATATGCATCTGTCTCTTCAGGCAACTTGCTTGCTAATTTCTGATTTCCTGAAGGCACAACTCTAACAAGATTCTTGAAATAGCCAAGAGCTTCCATAGCTCTGTTGCGGTGGCGACCATCGTGCATAACAAATTGGGCTGTATTTGGGGTTGGAGTGTCATAGCTTAAATATGGGACTTTGCCTAAAGCTGTGCCTGTTTCTATGTCTCCTGAATACTCACTAACTTTATCAATCATTTGTTGATTTATTGAAGGCACCTCAGTATTTATCTGAGCAGCAATCTTTTTAAAGTCTCTTGGGTCTATGACTGCGAGGTCTGATGCTCCTTCGCTCGCTTCTTGCAGAGCACTAAAAAGCTCTCTCTTGTCGAATATAGTAAATGCCTCTGGCATCTCAACTTCTAAGTTTTTCAACTTAGGCCCAATCTCCTCAAAAAGATCTTCAGCCGTAACTCCTAAGTCTTTGGCCAAAGAACTCAACCATCGACGAGACTCGTCCCCTAGCTCAGAAAGAACCTTTGCTTTAGCAGCTCCAGATGTTTGCCCAGCGAAAATATTACCACCCAAAGAGCCCATTGTATTTGGGTCATATGTTGGCATTGCATCAACGAGATTGTTTGCGCTCTTTGCAACACTTTTCGCTCCTGACATTATAGCTTTCTTAGCTATATCACCAACTCCAGGAACTAATCCAATGATGGTTGCTGCAGCTCCCATTCCACCAAGGATCCCAACCAGTTTGTAATTTGGATTGTCTTTGGCCAGCTCGTCACCGATCATCTGTACAGTTTCGTAGCCACCTTTAATGTCACCAATAATAGGTGTGAAGTCTAAGGCAACATTGCCTACATCCTTCCAATTGATCTCAGGGATATCGACGGAAAGACTTTTACCATACTCAGCCCACTGATCCGCAGTGCCGCCTTGGATGGTTTCTTCAGCCACTAAGCTTGTCCTCCGGAAAGTTCACGAGCCAACACCTTTAAAGTCTCAACGAAGCTCTTGTCTAGTTCTTTTGCTGCTTGTGCGAATTTCTTAGGGGAGATCTCGTCTGAATCAATGTCTCTGCGTTTAAGAAAACTTTTAGCAGCTCTGATCTCTGCTTGTGCTACTTTTTTAATTGCTGCTCTTGCCATATATCACCAAGCCTTACACGACCAATATCGTGCTTTTGTTTTCGGTCCAGGATTTTCGCAATTATGACGAGACCTAAAATTGCTCCTACGACCTTTTTGATTCTTTTTAATACGCATGTTCGGATCGCCAAAAGTTACACGCTTTATCTTATCCCCATCTGTGACATATACAACAGATTTCTTTTTACCATAGCTGGTTTCGCCCTTGCCTATTCTGCGAGGCTTGTTCAGCTTTACACTTTTACCTTTGTAGGTTGCCATTATGCTTTAGCAAACTTCTTAGCTGTAGCCGACAGATCCTTCATGTGGACTAGGAACTTGCTGGAGGCTGTGTGCGTCTTGCCAGACATAACTTTGCCCTTGGCATCCTTGTGGGTAGCACCTTTGTGTTCTTTGCCGTTTTTGAAATAGTGCTTAACACCTTTGGCCATTATGCTTTCCTCTTCTTTACTGGCTTCTTGGCTGTCTTGGCCGCAGCTTTAAATGCACCTTTGGCTGGTGCACCTTTCTGACCAACCTTGCGCATTTTCTCTCCGGAGCCAGCTTTGATGCGAGCTCTCTTGTCTGCGATATTAGAATACAATCCTCGTTTTGCCATTTACTTTCCTTTATATCCAGCTGCTCGAATAGCACGACCTTGCTTTTCAGCTTCCTTCTTGGTCGCGTAGACCTTTCCAGAGCTTCCCCATTTATATCCGGACTTTACTTTAACAACTGGCATCAACCACCTAAAAGCTTATTCATCATAGCGTGAATGTCATCGCCATTGCCGACTTTCATTATCTTTACTTTAACATCTGAATCGCCATTAGGCATCATTTCCTCTTCAGACATTTCTTCTTCATATTCCTCATCACTAACGCCATATTGCATCTGGTGACAAAGCAGAAGGAAGTTTACCAGTTGATCATCAGTCATATCAAGACCGTCTGAGTCATGGGCGAAGCCCATCTTGCCAACGAAGAGCTCAGCATTCTCTTCCATATTTTCTACATTTACTTCAGCCATATCGACCTCCTATTGGTTCATTTCCATGTCTCTAATTCCCGACTCCATGTCTTGAACTAGGATGCCAGCATTCTTAGCCCCCATCACTTCCCGCTCAGTCATCTCGACTGCTTTGCCGTCGACCATATATGTTCTGGTTTCGCCACCGCTCATCATTCCGGAAAGCGCACCGCCGAGCTTTTGCAAGATGGCCATAATGCCTGTTGATTCTTCTTCACTTAATGAACCACCAGCCAAAACTTTGTTTTTGGTTAATTCAAGACCCTCAACAACACCTCTTGTGCCTTGAGGATCAACCTCCATAAGACCTTGCTGAGTTGCATTGATCATGTTTAGCTGCTCGTCCATGAATGCCTGCATCTCACTATTGGGGATTGCTGCACCAGACTCTTGCCTAGTTGCTTTGCGGAAGGCTTCTGCCTCGTCAGGGTATTGTTCAGCCAAGGAGTTCCTAAAGTCTTGCTCGCCTTGGCCAGAACTAATATAACTGTCAAGTTCTTCTTTAGCAGCCATCCTGTCTTGAGATATTGCCGCCCCTGATTTTTCTCTTAAAAGCCTGTTAATTTGCTCACTTTGGTCTGCCATGTTAATCTCCTAATCTTTGCTTTATGTTGTTTCAATCTTTTCAGTTATTGTATCAGGATTAACCTGATTGCCATTTACGTCAAAATAAAGCAAAGATCCGTCTGCTTGCGTTTCAGCACGAACTGCTTCGGTGGTGCTTTGAGGATCGTTGAATCTTGTTAAATATGAGTTGCGGAATCTGTCCCAAATGCCTCCAGACTTGCTGCCATAAAGACCACCATAATTGCCAGCATTGCCAGCATTGCTTGTAGCATCTCCCAATTGAGCTCCGCTGGGGAGATTGCCGCTGGAGGAAGAGTTGCCGCTGTAATCTGGAGCCGGACCACTTGCGTTGCTCATGTCGGCTGTAGGTGTGGAGTCGGTTCCGCTTTTTACAAAATAGTAATTACCAAGCTTCCCTTTGCTGTAAAACTTACCACCAGCATTTTGAAAAATCTCTTGGCCATCTGCGCCCTTGCCAAAACTTTTGTCTTTAGGATTCGGCCCAACTTCCCAAGCACCCAATGCATTAGCTGCAGTAAGGAACATTCCTGCCCCAGGAACGAGTGCGCCAAGCACTCCTATCCCCAAGTTGTTTTTTGCATATTCCAATACACTGCCAGTCTTCCCTTTTTCAGCAGATGCTGTTTGCATGGCTCGCATGTCCGGATTGACGAAAGCTCCTGTTTTAGGATCATTAGCAACTCCGACACTTCCATAGAAAGTTTTAGTTCCTACGTTTGTGGCAGCCAAATTCTGGTTATCTTTTTGCACTAAATTGCCGTCTTTGTAAATAGTTTTATCGAAAGGTGTTAGGAAATTAGCCAAATCCTCTCTAAAAGAGTTTGTTTTAGTGGTTTCATAGTTTGGGATTTCAACTTTCACTGGTTGTGCGACAGGTGGTTGCACGACAACGTCTATTGAGTCTTTGATTGGTTGTGGTTTTGCGGCTACTGGTTGCACGACAGGTGGAACATATGCAGAGACTTTGTTGCCGCTGTTGTCAGGAACTGCTGTAGTTGCGTAGTTAGTAACTAGATTTTTGGGCCTTGCCACTGGCCTTAATGATGTTGTTGGGGCAGAACTACCACCGCTGTTATAAGTTTTCGTTTCAGCTTTTCCACCACTCGTAATCTCTTTAATAGTGTCAGAGAACCAACCGTAAACAGGAATGCCGTCAGGTCCAGGAATTCCTGCACCGCCCATATCACGCAGCACCTGCTCTTCTTGTGGGTTGATATATGCAAGCATGTGTGGCTGTCCCATTAGCTCTGCTTGGCGCGGAACACCTTGGGGGTAACTTTTGTTTTTAGGGATCGCTTTCAAGGCTCCATAATTCATGCTGTTTGCACTCCTTGGGTTTGTGATTGCGCCATTTCTTCAGGCGTCGGCAAAGCAGCCATAACATTGCCCAATGCGCCAAGCTCTCCGGTCTTCATTTTACGGCTGAGCTCCATTGCTTTTTGAACCAAGTATTGGTCTGCGTTAAAAGGCTGCTGGCCTTGCTGGCCTTCTGGTTGGCCTTGCTGCTTGGGTGGGCCACCGAACATGGATGGATCAATTGGTCGGATGGATGCTAAAATCTCATCCATTCTTCATAGCCTCTATTTGCATTTTGGCTGCGTTTTTCTCTCGCTCTAATTGCAGCTCATTCTCTAGCTTCATAACTTTAGCTTGTAAATCTGCTTGGGCTTTTGCTGCGTCTATTTGCATTTTCTGTTGAGCTTCAGCTTGTTTAATTTCGATTGAGGACTGTGCTTTAGCTTGATCAGAAGCGATTTGGGCTTGCGTCCTAGCTTTGAGTGCTTCAGCCTCGAGTTGAGCGAGTTGTTTTGCATATTCTAATGGGTTCTGTTGTTGGCCTTGCTGCCCTTGCTGCTGAATAGATGCAATCTGTTTCATCTGAGGAGCTTGCTGGACAACTTGCGCAGCACGCTGGCTTATGAGCCTGTCAAGGTCTGGGTTGATATCCTCAAACTTAAAGTCTTTATCTGCGAAGTCTGGGATCGGAGGAAGAGGAACGCCAACACTGGCTTCCATTCGAGTTCTGTAAAGCAGTGCGATGTGCTCAGCTATGTGAGCAATTAATACTGGCTGGACTTGCTTGGCTCCAGGATTCCCTGCGAGGGACGGGTCTTGCAAAAACTGCATGTGAACTGCGATGTGGGAGTCGTGGTCTTGTTCTGGGAATGCACGAATTGGTTTGCCATACATAACAGACATGTTCTCATCAATCGGATCCATCATCGGTGCATCTTCAGGCTTGATCAATATCTCGTCAATATTAGGAATTCTAATAGCTTCGTACATGCGCTTGTATGCAGCATACATATCGTGCATCTCAGGTGCTGACTGGGCCATCTGGAGAATAGCTTGAGCCTGAGCAATGCGCTGGGAAGAGCTGAATATGTTGGGGTCGCTGATTGGTATGATGTCGATGCGATCATTAAAGTCAGCAGCGAATATCTCAGAATTGCTTCCTATCAATGAGAATGTAAAGCTCTCAGGAAGGTTCTCGGCATTGAGGTCTGCTAATAGCTTGAACTCTTGGCCTTGAGCGTAGTGCAACCTTTTGTGGATTGCAGAGAAGGCTTTTGATCCTTGCTCGATTAAAGCAACCGTTGATCCGACAGGCGCATTTGGATTAACATCCCCAACATTAAGATCTGCGGTGCTGGCGAAACGCTGGCCTGCATCGACGATATATCCCAGCAAGTTAAATAGTGATTGGCTTGGCTCTTTGAATGGCAGCGGCATGATTGCTTTATTAACATCATCAACCGTTGCATCTAGGTCAACAAACTCTCCAGGATTTACCTGAACTTCGCCACCGGAAACTCTGCCTCTTAACTTAAAGCCACCTTGCATATTGCTGAATGCAGCAGAGTCAAGCAATGCCCGTAAAGATCCAGTTGCTGCTTTGCCCAATCCACCAATGAGGTGGTAAAGTCCGAAGCCATAAAAGCCTAATCCAGGAAGGAATTTGTAAGACACAAACCAATCCCTGCGTTTTTTCATCTCATCTTCTTCTC